AAGCAACAAACAATGCTTCTGCTACGATCTCAGTATATAGTTCTGATATCGTGCTACTTGTTGTTTCATTTGCCATTTTATATCTCCTTTAAATAGCGGTTATTATTATTTTAGATTAATCACAGTTGGTTTAGAATTTCTTTCTTTACGATATTCTGCATATCGTTTTCTATCATCTGGATTAGTCATGTCTAAGTCCGCCAAATTAAAGGTCTGTGCGTTTACCTTCCCCACATTACCAACACTTCCACTCCCAGAAGGGGTTGCAACTTGAAAGTGTGCATTCTGTGTCATAAACTCAGAAACAAACTCATCTATGGTTAATGGTTTGCCTTCTTTGTTGTATCTTGTTGTTCCATCTTTATCAAGTATTTCTGCTCTACCTTCTTCATTGAGTCGAACATTATTTTTCAATAAATCTTTTACTTGATTAGGATTGATGGCTCTATTACTAGATGCTGATTGAATTAATTGTTTGTCAATCTTTTCATCTCGTAATTCATTTTGTAATTTTTGTAATTCTTTCTTATGACTTTCAACTAAAGATTGCCTTACTTCTTCAAACTTACCTGCTTCTAGTTTTCTTTTTTCTTCAGCTTCTTTAGATCTAGCAATAATTACTTTTGCTTCATCAAGATCAGATACACCTAAATCTTCTAGTGTTCTTCTTTTCTGTCTATGAAGTCTGTCTTTGATTGTTTTATCAATCAATGCTTGGCTATCTTCTTTTGGCTCTTTGGCTTCTACTTGTTCTACTATTTCTTCTTGTTTTGTTTCTTCCTGTACTGTTTCCGTTTTGTTCTCGTCAGACATAATAATTCTCCTTAATATTTATAGATTTAATATAAATTTAAGTATTTTCAATTATATTTTTGCATCATCTGGTACTTTTGTATAATCAAAAATTCTTTTAAGAATATCATCTGATAATTTTTTGTTTTCTAATATAGCTTCTAACAATATTTCTTCGAACTCTGGATTATCAATATAATTGATTTGCCTAATGCTAAATGGCAATTCACCAAATTTTTCTTCATAAAGTTTGTGTGCTGATACATAACTCATAATATTACTCCTATCTCTTGTATTATTTGTTCCATCATTTGTGTTGTTTCTGGTGCATAATATCTCATTAGTTTTATGTATATTTTTGAATACTTAGGATCTGTGCTTAATGCAACAAAATTCGCAAAAATCTCTGATGTATGACCTTCTGTGACTGCCATACCAAATCCTTTTGAATGTGTAGTAAATTTTCTATAATAACTTAACCCATGTCCATAACCAATTTTTTCATTTGTTATTGCACCAATATAATCAAAAAAGGTATCTAAATGATCTACATTATTTGACGAAATTTCTGTTTTAGAAATTAAATTTAGCATTTTCCTTTTGTCAAAATCGCCGAATGTACTAAATAATGTGTTCATTTCTTTTTTATTTAATGGAAAGTCTGGGTTTGCCTTCAATACTTTTGTTAAATAATTATCAAATTCATTTACATATGGGGGAACATCATTAAGTAAGTTAAATCTTGTATTTAGATTTTTTTTAGTATTTTTTTTCAAATTATTCCTATCATTTAAAACTTTTCTTCCTGCATAACTAGATAAGACTTTTCCTGTTGGCAATTTATCAAATATTTCATCTGTTATACCACCAATACTTTTCAACTTATCTACTAAATTTTTATATTTTGTTTTGTTCAGATTTCTTAAAATATTATCATCAATTCTGTGAGCGTATTCATGTCTAAAAGTCCTATCAAATCTTATTGGATCTGATATTTCTTCAATAACTATTTTATCTTCAATTCTTCTATAATAACTTCCATCTTTACCATCTGTTATTAATTTTTTTAATGCAGGTAAAAATGTTATAGCTTTTACAATCGGATTTGTTTTGTCATTCTTAATAGACTCGTATGCAGAGTCTAATAGTTTTGCTTCTTGACCTGTCTTTTTAAAATTGTTTTGATCTTTTCTAACCTTTTGATTTACTTTTGTTTGTTCTTGAATATTGTCATCTGTTTCTTCTGTAAACCAATCATCATCATACAAAATAAAGCTGTGCCTACACCTATATCCACCTCTATTGATAAATGGATCTGTGCCAGACTTTCCTCTCCAAGATTGTTGCCAGATAGATCTTGCTTCTTCTTCTGTAAATACCCTGTCTAAATATCTTCTACAAAAACTTCTTGTTGTAGTTATGTTTGTTCCTACATATTGGAATTTACTAATACCTGCTTCTTTGCCTTTGTATAAAGTAAACTGCCCATCAAACTGCATCAAACTATCTTGTGCTATCTGAGATGCGTACCTTCTCATATTGTTGCCCAGAATATCTGAAGCATATTTTGTATGTAAAACTTCTCTTGCTTTTTTTACTCTTTCTATAATTTGTGCATTTTCTGAATATCTATTTTTATCTATGTAATCCACAAGTCTATTGACTGCATTCTCGTTAGATCTTTGATATACACCACTAATCTGTCCTCTGATGTTCTTGACCATTTCGTTAAATGGTCTGCCTGTCACAGAAGATTGATATACTTCATTTGCTATTGTATCTAAAAATCTATTACCTACATCTTCAAACCCAGAGAATGAAAGTATCTTTAGTTCATTGATGACTCTTAGATCTGGTTTTGTAAGTGTTTTAAATTGATCTGGTATCGGTAATGGGTTTATAAATCTTTGATATTCTTTTACTATTTCATCATATTCAGAAACAATACCATCTGCTTCTTTTAAAAAATTTTGTTCTATTAATGTTTTTAAGTTTGGTCTTAGCTGTATTGCTAATTGTGTATTTAGTTTGACACCGCCATCAGTCAATCTAGTAAGATCAGCGATAATCTCATCTTCTAAATTCTTTAATGTATTGATTATGCGTTCTTCGTGAGTATCAGCTAATCTTGAGAGTATTTCTTGTTTTTTATTTGCAAATTGTTTGAAACTATCTTTTAGTGCGTCTGCCATACCCCTAGAAATATAGGGGTATAGCTAAATAATCAATTAATTTATGCTACTGCTTTGATTAGAGATTGACCAACATCTCTATATGCTTTGACATCAATCAACTTTGCTTTTTCTTTTGCAATTCTTTCGTTTAATTTCTTAACTCTTTTTGCAACATATCTAGCATCATAAAATCTATCTTCTGGATCATTTCCTTTTTGAACACTAGATAATTCTTCTTCTAGTCTTGCTATTGCTCTGTTTGTTTTAATGTTCTTTTCAATAGCTTTGAAAGAAGTCCAAACATGATTGAAGTTATCAGATGCAACTTGATAGATGCTTCCTGTATTATCTGATCCTGCTCTTTTAATGTTATGAATAGTAGTAGGATATTGACCAAAGATTTTTCCATACTTAGAACAGTTCCATTTCACAGAAGTTCTGATAGTACAAGAAGTATTGTTAGCTGTATTGATAGCTAACTCAGAAACAGGATAACCCTTTTGGTCAAATGATTTGATTTCACAGTTAGTGATTTCAGAACAATAATCAATCTTTGTGACAATCTCGCAAACTCTGGATAAGTACATATCAAAAACATTGTTGATCTCAAACTTAGTCATATCCATAATTTCTTTTTTGATAACTTCCATATCTCTGATTTCATATTGATATGTTTCGTAAGTTCTAGGTCTGTAATCTCTTGGTGATAAATTTTTTGCAGAAAAAATAATTCTTGCAAAACTAAATCTGTCAATAAGATCAACAGAATAATCCCATCTACTTTTATAAGATAGTTGTTGAGTAGTAAAACCATTCTCAGTCAAAACAGATGCTTCAAAATCTTTAGTATTTTGATTTGCTTCATTATGAACTGAAACTTTCTCAGCAATTTGAGAAATTTGTTTTTTAATTACATCAATTCTCTGAGTAAATGCTTTTTGAATAGCATCTTCTCTTTTAGCATTGATTTCGTTAATAAAGTTTTCTAGTAATAAATTACTCATTTGGTTTTCTCCTGTATTTGTATTTAACATGATAATAAATCTATAGATTTTCTATAGAAATGCAACTATAAAGGAAAACTTTTTTTCCATGCTTTTATTGACCAAAAAGCAGGTGATAGTGACTTTTGCCCTTTTACTTGTTTCAAAACACCCCCCATTCTGGCCAAAAATGACCTCTGTCTGGCAGGAATATTCTTCTTTATCTTCATATTTGGATCGCCAAATCTAACTATTCTGACATTTCCAGATGATTTATCTCTGACATACACTCCAAATTTCTTGCTTTTATTAGGTGTTCTAAATGGTTTATTTAGCTTTACTGACCTACCTCTATAGGTTGCCATTATTTGCCTACATTTCTCATAGCAGAAGTATGTGCTTGACCAAATGTTTTGCCATTCTTCATAGATCTAGCCATAGATCTCATGTGTTTTAAACTGTGGTGTCTGGCATGATTACGCATAGTTCTCTGCTGTCTGGGTGTGAGATCTTTGATGATGTTTTTGATTGATGCTACTTTAACCATTATTTCTTTTTCTTTCTTAAATCTAAATCATGTTTTCTTGATCCTCTAAGAAAGCTATTGACTCTACCCATAGCCCAAGCACTCATAGGAACTCTGCGGCTTCCTGCTGATAGAAATGCACCCTGTCCTCTACGATATACTTTGGCCAATGTTCCGTATGTATATCTTTTGCTTTTCTTTGCTTTGGCTCTTAGTGTTGCTTGAACTGATGCTGATAAAGGTTTTCTTCTAACTGCCATTATGCTTTAGTCCTTGCTTTTAATAAAGATGCAGGTATGCGCTTCCCTGCTTTATATAATGCTGAAACTCTTTTGATTAATCTGGCCCTTCTTTTGCGTTCTTCTTCTTTCTTGAGTCCAGATAAATACTTCTTTGGTACACCTGTCTTTTTATCTTTTGGAACTTTGCGTCTTTTATTCTTCGGCAACTTCTTCACCCTCAATAGCAGGTGTAGAGAACTGACCGATTGGTCTTGGTTTAGCTTCTATCTCACTATCAATATCTGCTATCTTTTCATCATCTTCTACTACTGCTCTAGCTATTTGTTTATCTACTTCTTTTGCAAATGTATCTGATGCAACACCAGATGCTTTAGCTACTTGTAAGAATTGTAGATCAGCAGAATAATCTCTTAAATTAAAACTATCTGGGTATTCTATTTCACCATCAAACTCTTTATCCTGCCATTTAGCGAACAATCTCCAAATATGCTCCTCAGCATTCTCTAAGTAATCTGCTTTCTCTGATAGTCTAGCATTCAGTAATTCAAACTCTGTTTGTAAAGCAATACCAGAATTTATTGTTTTCTCAGTTCCTCTTACTGATCCCATGTGGGTGACTCTGTTGATTGCATCTACTTTCATGTTGATACAATCCATAATCCCTGTCAAAGACTGTGAAGAAGGTTGTATAATGTAGGGTTTTAGGTTTGAGTCCATATCTTCTGGCATTTCAATAATTGATCCTGCACCTGCACTAGCTTCTACATTAGGTGTTTTGACTAGACTTGGGTGATTAGATAATCTTATAAGTTGTTCTATCTCAGAGTAATCATTGTAAATAGCTTTCTGTAGTTCTGCCACATCTTGTAAATCACTAACACCAATACCTCTCTTTTGTGACTTCTGATTGTAAAGAATAACAGCAGGTATTTCGTTAATCATGTTTGGCATCTCGTCTATCAGTATTGGTTGAGATGTGGAATATCCTTTATTGAACTCTTTGACCATAACAGTAGTGATATCTTCTTTTGTCCATACTCTAATTGTTGCTACATCATTCTGTAGGTTTTCTAATAAGGTAAGCGAAGTTAATTCATATCTACCATTTATCATTCTTTGAAATGTCCAATTTAAGACATTCTCTGGTGTGTAAACTGATATGTATGGTCTAATGTCTAACTGTATTTCTTCTGCTCTTGTTTCTGTTTGAACAGCAGGTTTATCCATGATTGCCCAACAAGTACCATAGATAGAAGCATTGATTTGCATTTCTCTGATTATATTGTCAAAGGATCTACCATCTAAATCTGCATCTTTAAGAAAGTTCTCTAGCTGCTCATCTCCAGATAAACTGCCATAGTTCCTTGTGGGTGGCACTCTAAATAGAAATGATGAATAAATCTGCACTACATTCTTACAATGATTATCAATAGCTGTGTTATTCATTCTCTTGATATATTCTTCATCAGACTCAAGAACATATCTATTGAGTAGATAACCATTCTGGTAGTCTTGACCACCTAGATATGATAATAAATGGAAGTTCCAATCTTGGAATTTTGACTCGTAATCGTCATGTCTTGCTGTTAAAAAATCTCTTGTATAATTAGCCATTAACTAAACCTCTGTGGTTTGGAAGGTTTGAAATCTCTTTTGATGGGGTATAAAAACTCAACTAAATATCCTAGTGCATCATTCATATGATCGTAATTATTTTCCTTATCTGGCAAACTCGTACCTTCTTTATAAATTTGTCTTTCTATACTCTTTATCACATTCTTACAGTTATTTGCAATAAATAATGTGCGAACACCTTTTGCATTCTTTAATTTTGTATTTACAGAATTAATCCTATCTCTCACAAGTGGGTGTGAATTCCTAACTCTAACATTATATCCTGCATTTTTTAAAATAGATAAATCTGTTCTTCCACCTGCACTTGTTTTTCTTTGCTTTGATGCAGGATCTGGATATACAAAGATATGTTTTCCAGAGTATCTATTGTTGATTTCTTCTACAAGTTCGTCAGTATTACTACTATAGATAACAATTTCGTCATATACATACAGATTGTCTTGTTTAACTTCTGATACTACTGCTGACATTGGATCTAGGTTAAAATCAATTCCAATATGTATTGAATTGTTTGTAGGTGTGTATTGATCTATGACATTTTCTTCTCTATTAAAATTGTAATATATAGCACCACTATAATTAACAAAGTCACTTAGATATTCCTGTTTAAATGTTCTTTCATCAAGATCTTGCTTTGCTTGTTCTATTTCGTTTGCTGATACTTGACCACCTTCTAATGTAGTAAATTTAAATGATTTCCAATTCTTATCTGTTTCTTGTTTTGTGAAAAGATTATAACTCCAATTACCATATCCTCTGGGTGTTCCTAGAAACAAAGCTGATCCTTCCTTTGATTTATCGGATAGAGTAGGCCGCAGCACCTCAAACCATGCTCTCTCATCTACATCTGAGAACTCATCAACACATATAAAATCTAATCCTACACCTCTCAAAGCATTAAAGTTTTCTGATGATCGTAGCTGTATTCTTGATTTATTTCTTAGTGTAATTGTTAGATCAGAATAGTTTACCTTACTAATCCATTTGTGTTTGGTCATTTTCTCTACCAATGGATCAAGCATAATGTCTTTGCACATTCTATAAGTCGGTGCAATATACCAGACAACCTTCTTTGGATATCTTGAGAACTTAGCTAATTCATTTAGGGCCAGAAATGTTTTGCCAAATCTTCTCCCTGTAATAAGAACTCTAAATCTAGCTTCTGATGTAAATACTTCTTTTTGTGCTTTAGATAATGGCACTATTCTACATTAAATGGTAATGGTGTATCATCATCTTCCATCATTCCATTGTCTGATTGACCTAAAATATTCTTACCTAACCAGATACCCATGACTGCATTTCCCTTTTCAGCTATCTGCCATTGTATCTTTCGTAATCTGATTTTACCTTCACTTCTACCTTTTTTGAGATATTCGGAATAACTCTTTCTAATAGTGCTTTCATCACAACCATAGAAGTCTGCTATTTCAGTATTAGTACAACCATAGCTGCTAAGTTTGGTTATTTCTTCTGGGTTGATATTGTATTCTTTTGGTCTTGCCATTAATGATATGTAATATTCGGTTGTAATTTAAACC